ACAAAACAAGTGTATAGGATATGAAAAAAATATATTTCACAAAGGCAGAATCTAATTTTACTGGACTTTTGAAATATGATTTAACTCCATACATGGTTGAGTTGGTGGATAACTTTGATAAAAATAGTCCAGTTGAAATGACTGCTTTAATGAAAGGTTCACAATCTGGAGGAACGGCAACATTATTGATTCCTTTGATTTGTTATACTATTTCAGAAGACCCTTGCAACATGATGTTTTTATCTGGTAACGAAACATTAGTAAAAGATACAATTAGAGATAGGTTGGACCCAGTTATTATGAATTCTGGATTATCTGATTTAGTAAGAGCTTCAGTTGTTAAAAAGAAAAATCAAAAATCTGGAGATACTGATAGTAAAAAAGAATTCGCTGGAGGTTCTTTGACTTCTATAAGTTACAATCCTAGAAAATTGCGGTTCTATTCTGTTAAAAAAATATTTGCTGATGAATTTGATGATGCTCCACGTTCAGATAAAAAAGAGGGTTCTATTCGTGCTTTATTGGAACAAAGAACAAAGTCTTTTGGAAACACAAAGAAAATATTATACGTATCAACTCCAACAGTAAAAGGTCAATCTAATATTGAAGAGGTTTATTTGGAGGGCGACCAACGTAAATGGAATTGGATTTGTCCAGGATGCAATGAATATATTCCTATACTTTGGAGTGTTGAAAAAGAAGATGGCACAACTGCTGGTTTAAAATATAAATTAGATGATCAAGGAGATTTGATTGAAGAAAGTGTACATTATGAATGTCAAAATTGTGGACACCACATTTTAGAAAAAGATAAGTTTTTTTTAAATCTAAAAGGTAAATGGATTCCGACTGCAAAACCATTAAATAAAAATTATAGAAGTTATCAATTAAATTCTTTGGTGTTGCCTCCTGGATTTGATAGTTGGATTAAGTTAATTGAGCAATGGTTAAAAGCATGCCCGTCTGGTGGTATAATTGATGAAAGTATTTTGAAAACTTTTATTAATACTCAGTTGGGGCAAACGTGGGAGGATAAGGGAACTTCTGTAAAAGTTAGTGATTTAATGAATAACACTCGAAGTTATGGAGTCGGTGTTGTTCCGGATAATACTTGCAAAGATGATGGAAATGGAAAAATAGTTTTAATTACTATGTCATGCGATTTAGGTGGTATTATGAATGATGATATTGAGGATGTAAGATTAGATTGGGAGATAACAGCGCATTCTAGTTCTGGAGCAACATATCATATAAATCATGGTTCAATAGGAACATTTAAAAGAAGTAGGAAAAAAAGCAAGTCTGAGCAAATGGATGATTCAAGTAGAATTAAGTGGACTTATGCTCATGGTGATTTTGGACCAAATTTAAAAAGTGTTTGGCCAGAACTTCAGAAAATAATTAATACTGGTTTAAATTCTCAAAGCGGGGATTTATTTGATGTGGATATTACTGTTATAGATACTGGGCATTTTACAAGATTGGCATACGAATTTATCCAAAATGAAAATAATGATTTCATTGTAGGTGTAAAGGGATATGCTGAAGATGAATATCGTAAGATTTCAAAAGACACTCCAATTATAAAGCGTTCACGTGAGAATTACGGTAAGCTTTTTATACTTCAAGTAAATCAATTGAAAGATATTTTAGCATCAAACATTAAATTACGTATGGGTATGGATGGATATCAACCTACTGGGTTTATGAATTTTCCACAACCAGAATTAGGTAAATATACAATGAGAGGTTATTTCAATCATTTGGAAGCTGAGAAAAGAGTTCCTTTAGAGAAAGATGGTGTTGAGGTTGGTTTTGCTTGGAAAAAGAAAAGCACTAGTATTGAGAATCACTTTTTTGATGTATGTGTTTATAATTTGGCAGCAAGAGAAATTTACATCGATATTTTGCGACGTTCTGGAAGTAAATATGCTAAGCTAACTTGGGAAAATTTTGTTGTATTGTTTGAATAATTAAAAAATAATTTATACATTTGAATTTCAAACATAAAGTAAAAACAAAAACTTATGAAAAAAAAGTAATTTAAAATATATGTAACTGCTCATAGTTATGTTATTTGTTTTCTTTATATTTTTGGTTAATTTTAAAGAGAAATGCGTAAAAATCCATTCAATATATTTTGAATGGATTTTTTTTGTAAGTTTGTAAAGATAATTAAACAAGCGAATTATGAATGACCAGTATTGTACAATAAGTCAGTATATTGAGTGTAAATCTACGTTGTTGGATAAGATTAATGCTATAAGTTCATTAATTGATTCAATGGAATTAAAACTATTAGATACAGTTGGTTCTGCAAATTATTCAGAATATCAAATGGATGATGGACAAATGAAAGTTCGTGCAGCGTATCGTTCACCAAAAGATGTAACTGCTGGAATTATGGAATTAGAAAAATTAAAACAAAGATATGTAAACCGATATAATGGTAGACGTACAGTATTAAGAGGAGGTAATTTATAAACTATGGGATTTTTTGATTTTTTAAAAAGTAAAAATGTTAGTGTTGATTCAAATGCTAATGTTTCAGAAACACAAAGCAATTCTTATTCATCCAATAATGGTGTTACCTATGGATATCAATATCCAATAATTACCAAAAAATTTGATGGAGAAAAAACACTTGGTGAACTAGGAGTTGTTATAAATTCAATTCCAGATTATGAGAGATTGGCTTTGCGTTCGTATGATTCGTATTTAAAAACTGATACAGTTAAAATACTTACTCAAAAACACGTAGATTGGACTATTGGAAGTGGTTTAAAATTACAATGTGAGCCAGATGATTACGTTTTGAAAATTGAAAATATTACTTTTGATATTTCAGAATTTAAAAAAAGAGTTGAGGCAAGATTTAATCTTTACACAAATAGTAAATATGCTGATTATTCTAGGCAAAGAACCTTACATCAATTAGCGAATGATTTTTATAAAGCAAAGTTTCTAAGTGGTGATGTTCTTGTAATTTGTAGAATAGAACCTACTGGTCCAAGTGCTCAATTTATTTCTGGAAGTCATGTTAAAACTCCAGATGCGGCTTTATTAAAAGAAGTTGAAACTAGAGGTAACTATGAAAGAAATGGAATTGAATTTGATGAAAGAGGTCAACATGTTGCATATTTTATTCAAGTAAAAAGCAAAGATAATTTTATTGGTAAATTCGAAAGAATTCCGTGTTATGGTGAAAAATCAAAACGTAAATTAGCTTGGATGATTTACGGGGAGAAAGTAAGTCCAGACCATGTTAGAGCAATTCCAGAACTTACTCAAACTTTAGAGAAAGTTTCAAAATTAGATAGATACACAGAGGCTACTGTTGGAAAAGCAGAGCAAGGTGCAAATATTCCGTATACTATTGAACACGATCAATATTCAACTGGTGAGGATATTTTACAAGACATTGTAAACAAGAAAAATAAGGTTATTGTTGATGAGGATAAAAATCACAAATTGGCTGATGGATTAGCTAATAAGATTACAGAAACAACTTCAAATCAAGTTTTTAATATGCCAGTTGGGTCGAAATTAAAAGGACTTCCACCAACTACTGATACTAGTTATGAAGCGTTTGAAAGAGCTAATTTTAACAAGATTGCCGCTGCTGCAAATGTTCCTCCAGAAGTCGCTATGCAAATGTATAATTCTAATTATTCAGCATCTAGGGCGGCTATTAATGGTTGGGGATATGTGGTTGATATTGATAGAGTTGATTTCGCAATAGAATTTTACATTCCTTTTTACAAACTTTGGCTAGAGGTGGAAATTTTAAAAAATAAAATTGAAGCACCTGGATATGTTACTGCTTTAAATAGTGGTGATTTTATGATTATTGAAGCATATTCAAAATGTAGATTTATTGGTAAGAACATGCCACATATTGACCCGTTAAAAGAGGTTAAGGCTGCTGAATTAATGATTGAATTAGGAATTATTTCAAGAGAGCAAGCAACTGAAATGTTAAATCAAGGCGAATGGTACTCGAATAATCAAAAGATTTTAGAAGAAGATAAAGTTATATTTAAACCAGTAGTAATAGAAACACCAAAAGAAAATGGCACAGTTTAAAGTAAAAACAACCAACACAAATAATAGTTGGGACGAAAAAAAAAGATATAAAGTAAATTCCGTTGTGACTCATAGCGGAATTTTATATCAAAATACAACGGGTAAAAATTCAAGTCCAGATACTTTAGTGGATTGGGTTTCTTTAGTAGGTTCTGGAGGTGGTGATGGAACTATAACTAATCTTGTTACCGAAATACTTTCAACAGAATTAGAAACTGAGGATATTGCTGGTTTTGTAGATTATATAAATGCATTGCCTACTGCATTTCCAGTTGCGAGTAATGAGTTTCAATATTATCACGTAACAGATTCGGGGCAAAAGTTTTTAATTTTATTAAACGGTAGAAGTTTTGGAGGTGCTACTGCTGATATTGTTGCTGAAAATGTTTTAGAAATTGAAAGAGAGTTTTTACCAATTACTCAAACGGATGATGGTAATTTTATCATTAGGGATGAGTTAGGAAATATTGTCTTTATAATTACTGAAATAGGCGAGCTTATTTTCAATCAACTTGAAGCTGGTACACTTTTCAAATTAAAAACAGATTTGGGAGTTCAGAATAAAATAAGAGAAGATTACGTTTCTATTTTAGCTGATTCAATAGGTACATCAACTGGTGGTGGTCCTGGAATTGCAGAGTCAGATACTTTTGGCGGCTTGTTAAGAATAAATGATGATTGTACTATATTTAGGAGTGCGGTTGCGGGTAGTAATTTATCAACTGATTTTACAGATGATGCACGAGTAAATAGTTTAAATTCTGTTAATGAACCAGATACTATTTTAGTTTTTGGCGGTGTTAATGATTTTTTAGAAGATGCAACACTTGGTAGTTATGGAGATACTACAACTGCAACTTTTTACGGTGGTTTGGACGTGTTGTGTATTAAATTACAAACAAGATATCCAGAGGCTCGTATTTTCTTTATGACACCGTTGCACCATAAATATACAACTGCTGGCGGTTTAGTTCCAGAATACAACGGAACAAACTACATGACTGATTTTGTAGATGCTATTGAAAGAGTTTGTAAACGATATGGGATATCTGTAATCAACACAAATCAGAATAGTGGTATTACTTGTTATAATATTGATGTTTTAGCTCCAGTTGATTTAATTCACGTTAATGAAGTTGGTCATCAAATGATTTACAAAACAATAATTTCAGAAACTAATTTAAAGCTTTAAGAAATGGGAATAGCAATCACAGTAAAAAATGCTGATTATTCAGCAAATGCGGTTTATTTACCTTTACCAACAATAGATTTTGATTTTTTATCAACTGAGGTTGGTGATGTTGTTTATAATCCTACAACTCACGAGTTATTAGTAGAAACGGTTAATAGTGCTACTAATTTTGAATTTGCTCAAACAACTGAAGCTATATCTGCAAAAATAACAGTACCAGTAGGAAATTCAGTTCCTTTGCACGCATTGTGTATTGGTGGTGATGCTTCTGGAAATGCAATTGTTGCTTATTTAGATAATAGTGGAAATATTAAGAAATTTGATAAGAATGGAATTGTAGGTGATATTGTGGACTTATACACAATTCCAAGTGGTAGACCAAATATTGGAAAAGGTAATGAGGTAACAATAACTCACGGAGAAACCGCAGTAACAATTGCTTATAGTGGATATAGTTATGATTTATTATATTCAAACGTACCAACATTAACAGTTAAATGTATGGGAGTTCTAGCTTATGGTTTAGGCACAAGTGATTATACATTTGAAAGAGTATTGTAACATTTAAACAATTATAAATATGAAAGAAAAGATTAAAAATTTATTTACAAATAATTTAGCGATTATAGTTTTCGCTTTATCATTTATTTTTGATGCTCAATATCAGATTTTGGAGCGTTTTATTACGGATGTGTTTTGGTTAAACATTGTAAAAGGATTAGGAGCTATGATTTTAGCTTATTTCACGAAAGAAAAACTAGGTTTGTTTAAGTTTATGAACACTCAAAAAGATAGTGATTTAGGAGGCTCAAATCCACCACCAATAAAAGATGAGAAATAACAAGCATTTAATACTTTGGTTATTAGTGCCATTATCAGAAATAAAAGCCATTTTCTACGATTCGAATAAAAAAGTAGATTGGTTTTTATTTTCAGATAACACAAAATTCCTTTGTAATGTTTTAGAAGATTATTCTAACATTTTAATATTTGGAGTTGTGTTTTATTTTCTTACATTTGTGAGGATTGATACAAAGGTTCGGAATACTGCATTATTTTTATTTGTTTTAAATTGTTTAGATTTAATTCACTTATCGTTAATGGATATGCAGTATTTTGTTATTGTTAAACTAATTATTACTTACATTATATGCAGACTGTTAAAGAAATTTTAAACTTTTTAGACCTTACAATAGCTACTTTTTGGGGTTTTACGATTATAGATTTAGCAACTTCATTAACTGCTGGAAGCTTTGTTTTCACAACTATTGATAATATTATAAAAGTTTTATTTGCCTTGGTAGGTTTAGTTTATACAGTAATTAGGATGCATCATTTTTATCATAAAAGCGTGATTGATAGATTGATTAGAAAAGAAGAGTTAGAAAAATTAGAACGAGAAAATAATAAGTAATTATGTGGTATTTTATTGGATGGTGTGTTTTAGGATTGGTTATTCTAATACATGGAATTGTAACAAGTAAAAATATAGAGTAATGGATCAAATAACAATTGAAAGAATAAAAGAAGCTCATCCAGATTATAGAGATTTGCTTACTAAACAATATTTAGAGGCTAATAATCTATTAGGAAAAGGAGCTAGGTTGAGATTTGCTTATGTTTATCGTTCAAACGAGCTTCAAGATAAATTGTTTAATCAAAAACCAAAAATTACAAATGCAAAAGGAGGTCAATCAATTCATAATTACGGAATGGCTTTTGATATTGTATTGCTTTATGATAATAATGGTGATGGCAAATTCGAAGAAGCAAGCTACTCTCAAATAAGAGATTTTGACAAAGATACTATTGCAGATTGGAAAGAAATCACTAATTACTTTAAATCAAAAGGATGGGAATGTGGAGGAGATTGGAAAACGTTCAAAGATCCGCCTCATTTTCAAGCAAAGAAAAAGGACGGCACTAGTTTTAAGTGGCAAGAATTAAAATTAAAAATTGATTCTGGACAAACCATCACAGAAAATGGAATAGTTTATCCAAAAATATAGTTTAAAATCCCTAATGTAAAAGTTAGGGATTTTTTTTATAACTTTGTTTCAACAAAAAACTAAAAGACTATGAAAAAATTAATATTAGCGGTTTATTTTCAATGTGGTGTAAATGTGATTGGATTGCCAGAAATTGTAAAACACGATTTATCGAGTACAGTAGTTAATACTATAAAATCTAAATTTCATAAGTAATGAAAAAACTAATTATACTAATATTTACTTTGAGTTTGATTTCTTGCGGTTCAGTTAAAAAAAATAGACAAAGTTCAGAAACTAAAACAGATTCACTTTCAGAAACAAATTCGAGTAGTAATTTAAATCGATGGATTGATTCGGATAAATATTCTTTAGAGCCAGCAGATTTAACACAACCAATGCGATTTGTAAATTCAAAAGGCGAGGTTAAGGAGTATTTTAACACTAAAATAATTCACGATAAAACAATAATTCACGAACAACAAAAAGACACTACTGCAAAAAAGACTGAATTAAAAAAGGAAGTTGATGAGAAAAGTAGTTCTAAAGAAAGGGATAATACAATGGTTATTCTAGGTTCTTTTGCTATATTTTTAGTATTTTTACTTATTGTAATTATATTCTTGGCTTGGTGGTTTGGAAAAAAAATAAATACAATGATGCAATTATTACCAAAAAATTCTTAATATTGTATTGGGTATATGATTAGAGTTTAGTTATTGACGTTTGGAGAAAAGGTGCTATTTTTATAGTGCCTTTTTTTTATTTTGATTATTTAAAAAAAAATGTTTTATATTTGTAAAGAAAATAAAATATTTGTATATGAATTACGGACTTGCAAAAGAGATTTATGGTTTAACTCCTTGGTGTGTTGATGCTATATCTTTTCAATCGTTATCTGCTATATTAAAGAATATACAGAATGGAGTAACTTTGGATATTCCAGAGCAGAAATACAATAGTATTGGTTTGTTACAAGTTAAAAACGGAACTAAACTAATTCGAAGAGAATGGCAATTAGATAGTAAAGATGATTTTGATGGCATTGGAATAATCAATTTAAATGGACCAATCACAAAAGGTGGAGGTGCTTCTTCAAGTGGTATGATTGAATTGTCAAATCAAATGTTATCAATGTCGCAAGATTCAAGAATTAAAGGTTTTGTTGTTCTTGCTGATTCTGGAGGTGGTTCTAGTGGTGCAGTTGATATTATGGGCGATGCTATTCAAGAGGTAAAAAAAACAAAGCCAGTTTATTCTTTGATAACTAAAGGCGGAATGGCTGGAAGTGCTGCCTACGGAATTGTATCTAATTCAACTAAAATATATGCTGAGGATAAAATGAGTATTGTAGGTTCAAACGGAACAATGATACAATTTGCAGCAAAACCACATGGGAATGTTGATAGAGATGGAGAAAAAACAATTGTTTTATATGCATCTAAATCAACTGAAAAAAACAAAGACTTTGAAGAGGCAGTAAATAATGATAATTATAGTTTAATAATTAACAATTTATTGGACCCGATTAACGAGTCTTTTTTAAATAGAACTTTAGAAAATCGCCCACAATTAAAAGGAACTGATTATGATAATGGGCATACCAAATTTGCAAAGGATTCTGTTGGAACTTTTATCGATGGAATTGCAAGTTTTAACGAAGTGGTCCAAATGGTTTTAAATGATTCTAAAAATAATAATAATTCAAATTTAAGTTTAACTAATTCCACAAAAAAAATGACAAAAGAGGAAATTAAACAAGCACATCCAGAAGTATATGCTGGGATTGTAACTGAGGGAGCAAGTGCTGAAAGAGAGCGAGTAAAATCGCTATTGGTTTACATTAGTGCAGATTCAAAAACTGTTATCGAATGTATTAATTCTGGTGCTGAAATTTCTCCATCACAAAGAGAGGTTTTCATGGTTAAAATGAATTCTGCTACTGCATTGGAAAATTTAGCTTCTGATAGTGCTGCTCCAGTTGTAACAGGACCAACTGCAACTAATTTGCCAGATGCAGCAGAAAACAAAGAAAAAGATGCCGAAATTAAAGCGGCTATGAATTTTGAACTTTAATTTTTAAGAAATGGGAATTTACGCAAATCAAAGAGGCGCAACTAGAAATCAATCAACAGTTGATTATACAGCGCAAAACATTTTCACTTATGGTAATAGATACCAAACGGGTGTTTTTATAAATAATCTTGGTGAGTCTTTAGAGGCTCAAGATGGTATTTTAGTAGTTAGAAACGCTGGTACGTTTGAAACTGCATCTATTAAGTTTTCTGCAACTGCATTAACTGCTGGACAAACAATTATTATCGCTGGTTTAACTTACACGTCTACTGCTGGAACAACTCAAGCACAATTAGCGGCTGCATTTGCTAATTTAGCAGTTGGAGCAACAACTGGAGCTGGTACTGTTACTGGTTCTTATAGTGGCGCTTTAACTGGATATGCTACTGGTGCTGTTATTGGTGGAAATACAGTTGTATTTACTGCGTCTACTGTAGGAGCAAAAACTGATTTAGTGCAAACTGGAACTGGAGCAGCGGTTACTAGTATTACGGTTGTGAATGGTACTTCTGGTGTTGATGAGGGGTTTTCTCCAGCAACTTCAGCAACTTTAGCAAACGTTATTGGTATTTTAAAAATCGAAGGAATTAACACTATGGCAGATGCGGCTAGTTTGCCAGCAAATTACTGCGTTTCTGGTGATATTGATGCTTCAATGTTGATTTTACCAGTTGGAGTAACTTTGGACTCTATTTCAGGTTCAAAAGCATTAAAAGATATATTAACCGCATTAGGTTTCGTTTTATTTAACGTTACTGAAATGACTAAATTTGACAATTAATTATGGCTATTTCATTAATTGACCACAGTAACGCAATCACAAAGAAGATTGTAGGTAAATTCGAAGAAACTATTCCAGTAAGAGCTGGTTTTGGTGGTTTCTTTCCAAGTGAAACAACTCCATCTTTAGAGGTGGATGTAGAAGTACAACGTGATAACGACTTAATTGCCGTTGATGTTGTTCGTTTTACTGAGGGAAATAAAAACAAGTTTTCAAAATTAACAGAACATAAATATATTCCGCCTTATTTCAAGGAAGATTACGACTTCCAACGCGATCAAGTTTATATGAATACCATTGCTTTAGGGGTTGGTATGGAAAATGCATCTGTTAACAAAGTAATTGCTCAAAATGCAGTTAAGAATGTTACAAAAAATAGAGCAAAAATTGAACGTGCAATTCGTAAACAACAAGCAGAAGTTTTACAAACTGGAGTTGTTACATTAACTAATGGTGATTCTATTGATTACAAAAGAAAAGCTGCATCTATGGTTAATGTTGATACATTAGGAGATTACTGGAGTGTTTCTGCATCTGCAAAGCCGTTAGATGATTTAGCCAATGCTATGACGTTTTTACGTGATACTGGTAATTCAAATGGTTCTACAATTAACGTTGTGATGAGAAGTGCCGCATTAAATGCTTTTATGTCAACTGCACAAGTAATTGCGCAAGCTGATATTAGACGTGTTGATAGAATTAATTTAGGTATGCCACAATTTAGTGAGGCTACTGGAATGGCTTTTCATGGTCAAGTTGCTGCTGGTGATTTCATGGTGAATCTTTGGACTTATAATGAAAAATATACAGATTCTGCTGGGGCAACTCAACATTATTTGGCATCTAATTTAGTAGTTGTGTTACCAGATGATTTCCAAGGAAAAACAGTATTCGGTGGTTTGCCATCATTTCAAGACATGAGTATTGGCGGTACTGTTTCAAGAGTTCCAGCAGTTATTGAAGCTGAGTATTTAATTCGTGCTTATAGCGATGAAAAAACACTATCTAGTACAATTGAATTAACTTCTGCTCCATTGGTTATTCCGTTTACAATTGATAAAATTTATACAATGCAAGTTCTTGCTTAATTTTAGTAGATATGGCAAAGTTTAAAGTAAAAGTAATTGGTCATTTGTGTAAAAACAATCACATGGCTAAATTTGGAGAAGAAGTTGACGAAACTCAATTAACCTCTCCGGCTTACGAGCTTATAGATGCTGGTTTTATTGAGCCAGTTGTAGAAGTTAAATCTGATAAAAAAGAAGAAACTGAAAAAGCAATCGAAGACATTAAGGTCGAGGATGCAAAAGAAGTTAAATCTGATAAAAAAAGTAAATAGGTTATGAGTGGTAATTTAATGCAGTTAGCGAGGCGAGATTCAAAGTTTTTTGTAACTAATGGTGGATTTGAGGAATCAATTACGATTACAACACCAAGTAGAGATAAAGTCGTTTCGTTAACTGGATTTGCCACCAAACGTTTTATTAATTTTGATAGTGATGGATTGCCAATTAATTCTAAAAATGCTCACATTTCAATTGATGAGAATATTTTGATTAAAGAGGGTTATCCAGTACGAAATGCAAAAGGTGAGGTTAATTTATTAAAACATATTGTTGCTTATCCAGATAGTACTGGAATTATTAAGAAATATGTTGTTAGAGAAAACTTTCCAGATGAAACATTAGGATTAATTGTTTGTATTTTAAATGACTACATAGACTAAAAATGAGTGCTAAAATAACAGAAATAATAACAGAACAAAGCTTCGAAGTTTTAACAGAAACTATCGGAGCTATTCTGCTTTTAGAATTGACTAACCAAAAAAGTTTACATTGTATCGATTTAGATTTAGATGTTTTTGTTGAAAGAATTGAGCCAATAGATAAAAGTGAGGATGTGGTGGTAAATGTTTCTTTAAATAATGTGACTTATGATAATCATAATGAATTTGAAGTTCAAGGAAATAATACTTTCAACATCGATGTTTATACTTTTGGTTTAGAAACTTCTGAACAAACAGCAGATACTGGTGTTAGGTTAAAGCTTCAAAAAGTAGTCGGATGGATTCGTTATATTTTAAGTTCTACGAAATATAAAACTTTAGGATTTGCACCTGGATTAGTTGCTGGAACTTATGTTCAAAGCATTAATTTTGATGATACTTTTGGCAAAGAAGATGGATCAATGAGTAGAATGGCAAGATTAGTATTTTCAGTTCGTGCAAATGAGTTTCAAAACTCGGATGATTCAAAGGCATTTAGTATAAACGATACAACTATCAAATTAAGTTCAACAGATAAAGGATATAAACTAATTTTTAACACATAAAAAATTATGGGTACAATTTCAACTGCGGTAGGAACTGAAAGACGTTCAAGAGTATCTGGTTATAAAATCAAAAAGGGATTTTTTACAAATGATACTCAAAATTTACCGCAAATTATTGCAGTTTTTGGAGAAGCCAATACTGCTAATCAAATTGGACTTACTACAACACCAGTAGAAGTTACAAGCGCACAACAAGCAGCTCAATTGTTTGGATATGGTTCGCCAATCCATTCAGTAATGCGTATTTTAAGGCCGAATAACTCGGATGGTGTAGGTGGAATTCCAACTGTTATTTTTCCTCAAATTACTGATGATGCTGCTACTGCAAGTACAAGAGTTTGGACTGTAACTGGTACGGCTACAAGCAATGCAACACATACTGTTATTGTAAATGGTAGAGATGGTGTTGATTTTCAACCATATTCTTATAGCGTTGTTGTTGGAGATACACCTACAATTATTGCTGGAAAAATGAAAGATGCTGTTAATAGTGTATTAGGTTCACCATGTACTGGAGCAAACACATTAGGAGTTGCTACTTTTACAACTAAATGGGAGGGAGCTACTTCTGATGAATTAAATATTGCAATTGATTTTGGCTCAAATGCCGCTGGAATTTCTTACTCTCAAACATCTCAAACTAGTGGTTCTGGAACTGTTAGTTTATCAGATTCATTTGCCGCTATTGGAGATGTATGGTATACTTCGGTAATTAATACTTACGGAACTGCTAAATTAGGTGATTTTGAGCAATTTAATGGTGTTCCTGATCCAGACGCACCAACTGGACGTTATAATGGTTTAATTTTTAAACCTTTTATGGCGTTTTTTGGAAGTGTTTTAGATGATGCGGATGATTTAGCTGCTATTACAAATGATGGTGATAGAGTGGAACAAGTAACAAATGTTATTTGTCCAGCTCCAAACTCATTAGGTTTTACTTATGAATCGGCTTCTAATGTTGTTGCTTTATTTGCTAGAATTATGCAAGATACCCCGCATTTAGATGTAAATAATAAGGCTTATCCAGATATGCCAATCCCTAGTGATGGCTTAATTGGTGATATGTCTAATTATAATAACAGAGATTTCTTAGTTAAAAAAGGTTGTTCTACTGTTATTTTAGAGAACGGAGCGTACAAAGTTATGGATTTGGTAACAACATACCATCCAGATGGAGAAATACCATTACAATACGCCTATGCACGTAATTTAAATTTAGATTGGAATGTATGCGATGGATATCGTACTTTAGAAACATTACGATTAAAAGATAAAGTATTGATTGCTGATGACCAAGTTACAACAGTATCTGGAGCGATTAAGCCAAAAGAATGGAAAGCGGTTGTTTTTGATTATGCTGAGGATTTAGCTGAAAGAGCTTTAATTAACAATCCGCAATTTACAAAGGATAGCGTATTAGTTCAAATATCAACTACTAATTCAGATAGATTTGAAACTTTTTTCAGATACAAAAGAACTGGAATTGCTAGAATTGAGAGTACTGATGCTGAGGCTGGATTTTAATTTTAAAAAAGTAAGAAAATGGCAAGATTTTTAGGAGGCGATATTACTGAGTTAGTATGCCAACATACATTAGGTGAATTCAGATTTGCAACAAAATCAAATGAGGATTTCAACATTGATGAGGGAGGTATTCGTGTAAATGATGATGCCAACCAAGTTACTGGAAACGGGCAAGCAATCTATCAAAAAAATAGAGTTCGTTGGATGTTAGAGGGCCCAATTGCAATTGATTTTAATGCGGGTACTGAACAAAATGCCTTAAATAGATTAGCGGAACATCCAGACGAGGGAACTTGGACAATTACGCATATTTCTGGTACAATTTGGAAAGGAAAAGGAAAGCCAGTTGGTGATTTACAACCTAGTACAAATACTGCTCAAATGACTTTAAAAGTTAGTGGCGGTGGAAAATTAGAAAGATTATAAAATAAACAAACCAACCCTTATAATTAAGGGTTGGTTTTTCTACAAACAAAAACAAACAAAATGGAATCAAAAAACAAAATTAGCGAGGAAATCGCAGTAAAAGAAATTCACGAATATTTATCTAATTTCGTGGATGGAGAAATTAATGTAAAATCTGACTATCCAAAAACATTAGATGCTGTAATGTGTGGTCGTTTAGTTTTTTCTGATGATTTAGTTCCTACTTATACGTTATTACAACCTATTAATAAAGGTACTGAATTTGAGAAAAAAGAACTTGTTTTTAAAACAAGAGTTAAGCCAACTGATACGGCTTATCTTGCAAAAGGAATTGATTTAAAGAATGATTCTGTAAGATATTCATTAGTTTTAATTGCTCACATTATCGGATTACCTACTATTAATGAATTAGATAATTTAAGTAAAAAAGATTATTCTTTTGTTCAAGAGTTGGCACCAGTTTTTATGTAAGGTGGTATTTAGGCGAAAATTTAGATAAGTGTTTTGATGCTATTGCTAAATATTTCAAAAAATTACCACACGAATTAGAAAATTATTATTGTGATGATTTCGACTATTACGGACTTGGATATTGGTATAACAAGGCGGTTGAAATTTCAAAAAGTATGGAAGTATAAATAAAAGCCGTTAATGATTTACAAGTTATTAACGGCTTTTTAAATTTAAGAGTATGGCAAGTACAATGAGAATACCTACGGAGTTTATTGCAATAGATAAATTTAGTAGTGTAGTACAAAAAATGACTGCTGGAACTAAAAATTTCGGTAATACTGCTACTGCTGCAATTGATAGATTTAATGCAAAGGCAAATGTTGTAGCTGGTAATATGGCAATGGCTGGAACTGCTATAATTGCGCCTTTAGGAGTTGCGGTAAATTCAGCTATTAAGTTTGAGGATAAAATGGCAGATGTTGCTAAAACTACTGG